CTGCACCCTAAGAGTGGCTTTTGGCCACCCAACACCCTGTACGGCCCTATGGGATAGTTATTCCCACAGGACCGCATTGAACTACTACGCCGCTATGCGGCTAGTACGTTCTCAGGGACCCACCTACGCTTAACCAAAGGCGTAGGTCGCTGAGCATAGCCTGATTCCCAAAGGGTATCAGGAGATGGTTCCTCCGTAAAGAACTGGAGGAGCTCAGCGCTAGTGCCGGTTTTCGACCTAGTCGATTTTGTCATTAGACAAATCGCTCGGTATTCCTTCGTCTGCGTGTCACTATTCCATCTTGTCTTTAGATGGGAAAAGTCGTCACCAGAGAATGATTGAAAACCGAACTGTCCACTCACCATCTGTACCACAGGAAGCTCTTGCTGGAGCGATTGTGGTATAGTCGATTTTAGCCATTCCGCCGTTGCCCAGAACCCCTTCTTATAGAAGTTGTTCGAGGTCTCGACGGTAGTGGCTATGGTGGTGGATCGGGACTTATCGTAGTAATCAAGGAAATATGCTGGGGTGACATCAAAGCCACCAAAGCATTCCACACCGCAACTTTCACGGAACATTCCTGTTCCGAAGGTTTTGGAGGGATTAACCTTGAATCCAAGATACGTTAGTACTTGGACTACGGAAGCACCCACTGCGCTCGGTACGACAATGTCGTCACCGAACACCCGGACCTGTCGTGACATCATCGCGATGTTCGATGAAGTTGGCTTTAAACCCAACTCGTCTAGCATCACGCCGATGCAAACGATAGTGTAGATAATCGTCTGCACCGGGAATGTCGTAGCAGCACCCATGGCTGCGAACTTACGTATCATATGATACTTGGGTTCGCTCGTGATTTCATTCACAAGCCAGCGCGTTCTACAGGCGTGAAGGTAGTGCAGGAGATTTACGTTTCTCCTGAACATACGTTCTACAAGCCAGCAGGACACGCAATCAGAGGCCGAGGACAAATCAATTGTCCAATGGCTACCTGATTTGGAGGCGGATCTCGCGAAGTCCTGATTGGGAGTTTGGTCTCTAAAAGAGATCGAACTAGCAATCGGTGTCTCAGCGACCTTGACTGTCAAGAAATCCTTGACAGTTTGCTGTGCCCATTGGTGGCAGGTAGGTTCAGAGGCAATCAGCCTCGGTCCCTTCTGCGTCTTTGGGACGGCAATCAATCGAGATGGGTCCTCACGATTAACGTGAGTCCCACCAGGATTGCTAAGGTGGTCCAACCAATAGGATGCATTGGCGAAGCCAAAGCTATCCATAGGGAAGTACCGATCCAGCTTAGCAGGCCAAGTAGGAAAAGAATATTTAGAACCTTTTCCGAGCTTGGCATCTGCTACTGCTCCTGGTCCGTGCTTCGCTCTCCAATCGACTGGATCGAACCAGCCGAAGGAGGTAGAGACGATGTCAGCGGTACGCTGGATCGTCTCCAGGAGTCCAGATCGGACCTGCTCTCCAAGCGCTGTTGCGCCAAAGAGGTCAGGTTCACGTTCTGACGAGAGTCCATCAACAATAGATAGACTACCGACAGAAGCGTGATCAAGACAAT